CTTGCAAAGCCTTGTTGTTGAGGTGTGTGGTTTGTTTCTTTCTGTTGCTCGATTCCTCTTGCATACACTTCACACAACACCTTTAAAGACACGCCACTGCTTTCAGCTTTATTTGCTAAAGCGATAGCAGCCTTTTCTGAAATTAATTGTTTGATGTTCATCTGTTCCGCGATCATTGGTGTAGCTGAGTTGGCAATTCTCTTACCGGACGCTATGCTTGCTAAACGAGAAATCTCATCCCGTTTGATACGAGGGGCAAGTCTTGTCGCCATTCTAGCTATTTGTTTTTTACGCTTATCGGCCATGCGATCGATTGCTATCTTATCGGATGTGCTGAGAGTCTTATAATTCTTACCACGATCGCCAGCAAGACGTTGTCTCATATTTTGACGAGCTCTCTTCAATGCTCTACGACGTAGTTGTAATGTCTTAGCAAGACGTTTACGAGCAAGCTGCCGCGCACGGGTTAACTTATTCTTGTTCATTGTCATATTGCGAGCTCTGCCCAAACGAGTACGCAACGATACTGCTTCTTCTAATACTTCAACATCTTCGTTTATTTGTTTAAAGATCTTTGCTGCATGTGGGTGTAGAGCTGCTGGAATAAACTTTTTCAATTCTTCGGGACTAGTTGAAGCACGAGCTGTTGTTCCTGATATACCAGCTAGTCCCTTATCACCTTCTTTACGCTCGGCGCCGAACACTTCTAATCCAACAGGCTTTTCAAAGTGGTACTCACCATGAGCTGAATCCTTGTTATTGTATTGATTTAAACGATCAACAATTGGCTTTCTATCCGAGCCGCCAACGAATGTTAGGTTTTTTGCACCACGCTTATAAACTTCAGCGGCTGCATGTAATGGGGTTTTTGTGGAACTAACGTTTACGCCTGATCCAACGGCTTTTTTAATGTAGCCAACGTTATCATCAACAGGAATTGGTCTTTTGGAAGATTGAGTAGTGAAAACGTGGACATGCTCAAACTTACGCTGAGCATGTTTAACTAATTCGTGATGGGCTATGGTAAATGGTCGGAATCCACCAACAATGATTGCGTGCTTGCCATTTTTAGGGGAGACAATCTCTTCCTCTTTGGCTTCCATTAAGAACGGATCGATTGTGGGGTTGATTACAACTTTATCGGCGGGCTGGCCTAAAAGGGTAGTATTTCCCTTTACAGCGGTAGGGTCAGCATCTTTGGGTGTAGGTTTTTCAGCTGAAACGCGCGGTTTTGCTGTAGGTGGAGTATCGTCTTTAGCAGCTTGGATGTCGCTGAGCGACATTTGATACTCAAATGGGTCTTGTCTTGTATCCATGTTGTCCTTGTCAGGTTTGCCTTGGCCTATACTGAGTTGGAGTATTTATACTAACTTTGCGTTCACGACGTTCCAGTTAATAATACTCCATATGTTTTTTAAATATTGCTTCTTATCGGATTGGTAATCCAATGCCCATGCATGCTCCCACCAATCGATTAACAATGCAATATCGTTAGGCATTTCACTGTGGTTTGGAAAAGATATGATTTTACCTGCTTTATTCAAATATACCCAACCACTACCTTGTATCTTCATTGCAACTTTTTCAACTTCATCTCTGAAATTATTAAAAGTCATGTATTTGCGGATGATTAGATCCTTCGAAGCTCCGAAAGGTCTGTTATTTTGTACAGGCGCTTGAAATTGAGCAAAGTATACGTTGTGGAGATATGCGCCGTGTTCATTGAACACTGGATCGCCTTCCCTTTTATTGAACCGGTTAACATACCCAGCTGCTAGTTCGCCAAAGTGATAGTTGATCGTGGCCTCACTCTTTACTGGAGCAAGTTCGTTCTTTTTGTATGGCAGCTCAAATTGAACGAGTTGTTCCTTACCTTCGGTTAGGTAATTGTTGAGACTTTTCATCTGGCATTCTTTTCGAAGTTCAAACGATTAAACTCATGTCGGTCGTTCATTTTAGTTGGACGGTTGTTAATTACAGCAACGAATCCTTCTGGTTTTACAGACTTGCCGTTGATTGTATGAGTGTAGTCTTGATGTGAGGAGAGAGACTTCACCATTACATTCTTTGCTTGTTGTAGCTCTTTATGCATTTGGAAAGCATTCTCTAAATGATGTGAGTTTGCTTCGGCGTGGTCAGTAAGTTCTTTACCAGCGTTGATGTTCTTACTCTTACCAGCTTCTGTTTTTAACTTATCAGCTGCTTTCTTATAAATGCCAGCGACGTGTTGCGTGTACCCCTCAACAGAAGGATCTTCACCAGTTCTTACGGTTTGGTTAATGTAAGTCTTCATGTGGTCTGCATGCTTTGCAACAACATCATATCCACCATTTTTTTCCAATTCGTTGTGGAAGTGTTCGGCGTTTTCCATATGGTGTTGGTACTGTTCCACATCAGCTGGGGTATACTTTGCTTTAGTAGCGTTGTATGTAACATCCATCAGATGAACGTCAGGATGTTCCGCGAACCCTTCTATACCAGCATTATATTTGGCTTTCATCTTTTGGAAGGAAGAACCGCGATATGCTGTATGGAATGCTACACCGAGTTTCGACTTAGCAGCTTGTTCTGCCTCACCATCTCTCTTTGTCGTGTAGGTAATTGTATTAGGAGTGAAGCTTGCTTGGCCACCCTTTGTCGTAACATCTCCTCCGGGATTATTCTTACTCTTACCGCCGGAGTGCATAATATCTCCTTGATATATTCCCTCTTTGGGCATCACTTTAGGTAGATGTTGCAGTGCAGCTTTTAATTTGGATACTAATCCAGGTGCGTGACCATGATTACGTTCGATGTCTTCTGGTGTGTAATTGATCTTTGGCGTCTTGTTGAACCCAGACTTAGTCATAATAAAGAACTTACCATTCTCAGGATGGTAACCGGCTACAATAGATGGCGATCCATCAAACTTCGTTGAGATTGAGACCTTACTTTTCCCACCTTGCATTGCGTGGTGGACGCCGTGCATCGTTTCCTTTGCATGAGTGAACCCAGCAGCTCCTGCATTGATAGGATGATCTTCTGCGTGCTCTAAGTGGGTCAGCTTTGATTCATCTGCCGCTGCTTCAGTAATTAAAAGTTTAAATTTCTGCATATTATTCTGCGGGGTGAGCGATCGAAGGATGTATCTTGGTAATAATTTCTGGTGAAGAGAATTTCTCTCCCTTACCCACTACACTGAACTCCCCGAGTTTAAAATCTTTACCACTCTCGTCTTTTCCGTACATATGGACCGAGGTTGTACCTGGTGTATGTCTGACAGATATCTGCCCTTTAGTTCTTAATAGAGCATCGCGGATAGCTTGGTGGGTGTCAGTGATTTTATGTGTGTGGCCTTCTTCTTTTGCTGCATTATCAATTGACGTTAGTGTTAGTACTGGAGTGTTTGTGGGAGGCGCCAAGTGGTTCATCAACGCATGGTGTAATTTTTCTTGGCCTGCTTGCTTAGATAGTTTATTAAAGTGATTAAACATATCATATGCCATGCCAGTACGTGCTGTGTGAGAGCTCTTATCAACTGCGTCTTTTATTGCGCGTTGCTTTTTAGTGACTTTACCTATACCCTTATCAGCATCATCCACAGGATCTCTAAACTGACGTTTATATCGTTCATTGTTTTGGCCTTGTTCGCCTCGCTCACCGGTATTACTGAACCCATGATCTTCCATACGCTCGAGGTGAGCTGTATGGTGTTTATCCATTGAGTTAGCTTTCATCCCCATACGAGTATCAAAGCCGGCCGATGGTCTGTTGTCCCAAGTTATTGGAGACGACTCACCGCCATATACTTTATTGCTGACCCCAACGTGTGATACTTCGCCAGTCTTTTTATGTCTTAGAGCAACGACTAAATCGGGTTTAGTATTTTCTGGATCAGCTTTACCAGTCGCTCGAGCAACGTCCTTTGCTCCACCAGGTGTATGGAATACTTGTTCTACACTGTGGTCGGGAAATCTTGAATTCAACTCACCGTGGAGAGCTCGGCCAGCTTCTTGACCCATTTGTGTATAGCGCTCAGCGTGTTGGCCCATTTTTGTATGAAGAGCAGCAAACCCTTCTTTAGGACTCTTACCATTCTTATCTTTGAACTTGGTCATGTGACCTTCGTCGTGATTGGTAAGTCCGGCAGCTGTTATAAGACCCTGGCCAGTTGCGTATTCATGCATTGTACCTTTGTCGGTATTAGATGCACCAGTAAGACTTGCTCCTCTTTCAGTAAGCAACATTGCTTCGGAAAGGAAGTTTATGAATTTTTTCATGTTAATACCACTATTGAGATTTGTTTGTTGCCGTACTTCTTGATCTGTGCGGCTAAGTCAATTGCTGACCCATCAGCAACGAGCAAAGGCTTGGCCTTTGACTTCCTGATGGTGTCAATTACTTCTCTTATCGTGAATCGTTCGGGATGAGCAGACGACGTAGTCGTGCTTGGTGCGCTGGTCGTATTTGCAGTATTCACTAACAATTCTCCTTATGTGTCTTATTTATATAAGGAGAAAGTAGTGTTCAGAAGTTGAATATCTTTGAAGTGTACGCTGTAGAACTGCTATTTCGGAAGTGATCTTCTAGCATTTCGAGGACAAATGCTTCATCTTCTTTATTTCGGTGGGTGAAGTCTTCTTTTGCGGCTTTAAAGAATTTAACAAGACTCATTGCGTTAATTCTATCGTCAGCCAGTGCAGCTGGCTTAAAGTTTGCTTTTCTTTGAAACATATCTGCGTTCTCCATAAACTAAATCAGTCATATATTGATGAGCTTTTACCTCATCATCAAAGTATCGCACAACTGTCGTATTAAAGTCAACATTGTGGAATATCAAGCAGATACTGTCGTTATTGAATACACTACCTTGTATTACCCAGCCGTTTGTGAAGATTGGGTTTATTGAAACAAGGCGAATCGTGTACATCTCAGTTGTCGCGTTCGTATTTGGTTCTTCTATAACGAATTTTAAACTTCTCAGCAAAACGTGACCAAAGTCCATATTCACGCCCATGTGCTTCTATTTCCCACGGCGTATCCCAGTAATCTGTACTGGAAGCCACTCTCTTACCTTTCCAAACGCACATATTTTCATCCAATTCGCCTGTAGCATATTGTTTTAGATGGACAAACTCGTGAGCGAGCGTCATCATCATGTAGCGCTTAGATTTGTTTCTTTGGATTTGGATTTGGAATTCGCGGGGCTTGCCACGTTTATTATGGCCGGAAACTTCACAGTATCCGTCTGCGCTTTTGTCTAATTTACCGAGAAATTCAATATCTACGGTAATGTGCCTGGCAATATGTCTGGGTAATAAAAGGTCAATAAAGTACGAACTGGCCTTTAGGACAGCTGTTTTGAATTGAGAATCGGTGAGTCCGGAGATGCTGATTAACATACGATTTCTTACGAACACGTGGTTCCCTCGTAGAGTTTCATTACTTGTCTTTTGTATGTATCTCTTTCAGGTCTTTGTCCAATTCACTCCAAATATCAAACGGCATATTGAATAATTTGACGGAAAGCTGTATTGCCACCACAATGCATGTTACCGTTACATTTATCGGGAAAATTACTGACCAAGCACCTAAAAGTGTGATATATCGTTTCAACTAAATTTCTCGAAAGCGTTTTTGTCAAATTTACGTTCTGACCCAATACGTCTTCCAGAATCACTATTATCAAATGCCGGCTTATCGTCCAGCACATCGTCCTGTGCATGTTGTTCAACGTCGTAGAGCTTCATTTTAGCCCTATCTACCCCAATAACAAACCGACGATGTATCGCTGGATCTCCATATCGATTTTTAAGCTGTTTAACCATTAATTGGTTCATCTCTTGCAATTCTTCAGTAGAGATCAACGCAATCATAAGGTCAGCGGTTGCCGGTAGACCAAACGATTCGGACGTATCTTCTAATCCAAGATCCGAACTCGTAAATCCTGACCGAGTCGTCTGAGTAGCACTAACGATCGGTACATTAAATTCAACAGCCAACCCTCTTAGTTCTTCAGCAATAGCCTTAATGTAAGTATAGGAATTGACATTTGCCCCATACTTCAATCTGGAAGATGCACAGATATTTAGATAATCAATATAGATGATTTCGGGGACAAAGTTCTTCTTTAACTTCAACTCATTGAGTAGATGTCTAAAGTGAGCAGAGCCGGCACTTGCAGTAGGATACTCTTTAATAATTAGCTTACCAGGGGTAGCAGACTTAACTCTTTCTATTTTCTTTTCGTATACATCACGAGGAAGCAAGGACAGCTCATCAAGAGATACATTGAGAAGGTTAGCATCAATACGTTCTGCAATACGTTCTTCAGCCATCTCCATAGTAATGTATAGGACGTTCTTGCCCTTTGTTACATTGCTAGCAGCACAGTGACACATAAACAAAGACTTACCAACGTTAGTACCAGCAAGAATGATGTTTAGAGTTTTATTAGGTATACCGCCTTTTGTAATTCGATTGAGATAATCTAAATCAAACGGTACACGATTTTCTTTCTTATGATAGTATTCATAACGACTGTCTATATCTTCTAGTAAATCATGTCCGATATGGTTATCAAACGATATCCCTAAAGCTTCAGAAAGAATTAAAGGAATTGCACCCTTATCTTCTTTTCCGTTCTTGTCATCTAAGATACCAATACTTTGGTAGATTGCATTGTAGATTGCCTTGTCTTGGCAAAACTTCTCAGTCTCATCAAGTAGCCATTGGAGATCAGCTGGCTTATCTTCCAACGATTCAATTTGCTTGGTCAGCTTTTCACTCTCATCTTCCGTTAGACCAACGTAACTATCAACCTCTACAGCCAAAGCAGTCTTCGTTGGAAAGCTATTATACTTGTCAACGAACTTTGCAATGATTGTGAATAGAGTCTGGTCTATTCTACTTTGGAAGTATTCTTTCTTAATGAAAGGAATTACTTTCCTTGCATAATCCTCATTGAATGTAAGGTTAGCAAAGATTGTTTGTTCGATCATAATATCCTACGATTGTTGTACTTTTGGTTTTAGCAAAGCACATCTATATTCATCTAGTACTCTTTTAGGGAGAGTTCCATATACTGGTCTGCTTTGACAATCGACCAGTGGCGTGTTGTCTTTCTTCTTCTTATCTTTCAACAGTATAGCAGTATTAGATTGGTTCATTGTTGTCATTCAAGAATTGCGGTGAGTTCTTCTGCCAAGCCTTCTTCATTAGCCATGATCGATCCAGTCGATACTTGGTATGTGTTCTTAATCCACTCTTGGAATCCTTTTAACTGAATAATAGGTAACCAGAATTCTTTTGTGTCTGTATCTTTAATACGGAACTTCTTATCTTCCACAACACCGTCTTCGTCTACACGACTATACCACCCATTAGATGGTTTGACAACATGGCCCGACTCTAATGCCATATCGAGTAGACCAGACCATGTCGAGATACCGCCATCATGTCTTACTGTAACCGGAATCTTAGACTTCTCACGCACATAACGTGACTTCTCAACGTTAATGATGAAGTTATAACCAACCAACTCTGTTCCGTCTTTCTCTTGCTGACGACCTAAGATAAAGATATTATCAGCAGAGTAATAAGAACCAGTACCACCGCCAACGATATCTTTAGGGTACAGTCCAATCTCTTTATAGGTATGGTTAACAACGACCATTGGAATATCTTTAATGGTCAAATGCGGAGTTACCATACGGAACAAACTCTTGATCTGCTTAGCGCGAGACATATCAGCAACAGACTTGCCTTCCATAGCATCCTCAACTTCTTTCTTGGAAGCTAAGTTACCAATCGAATCAAT